TTATATGTTTCACTATATAATTATTGCAACAAGCAAAATGATAATAGCTATTGCTATTTCTTTTTTATGCTCTTTCACAATGTGAGGTATATGTTCTTTTAGTTTCATTATCTTCCTTGTCCTTTATATCTTGTTAGTTTTTTATTTAATTTTTCACTTTTATTTAAAGATTTTTTGTGAATACCTTTTCTTTTCTTTGGTTTGTCTCTTGGTGTGAAAGTAGTAAACTTTTGTTTAGCCACTTTTTAATATTTTTTCTTCTTCCAACCACTTTTCATATTTTTAAATGCTTTAGCTGAAACTGTGGATTTCTTTTTACTTCTCGATATACCAAGACGTTTACGTCTGTTTATATTTGCTACTAATGACATATTTATCTCCTATTTTTTCTTAAATGCTGAAACACCTTTAATTCCTAGTACACTTGAATAACCACCAATGATTAGACCTTGTAGCCATAGTGGAAATTTATTTACTTGGTCGAAGAAAGCATCAAGTTTCATTATAATGTCTGCATCATTTGAAAAAATTCCCCATGCACAGACCAACAATGGTATTGAAATAATTATTAAAACAATCTCATCTTTTAAATCGTTTGCTTGATGAGTTTTAACAGTATTGACCATTTCAATTTCTCCATCAATGACCCTCTGCATTTGTTTTCTTTCAGCAATGCTCTGTAATACTTTGGTCTCTTTTCTGTTTTTATAAACTTCAGAACCAGTCTTTAAAGCTAACTTAACTAGTGAAAACCACATTAATAATTGTCCCTTCTATTTGCTGATTTACTTCTGATACGAAGATTGCTTCTAGAGTTATCTCTAGGGTTCTTGTTTTTATGGTCTACGTCTTTACCTTGAATAGCTTTAGTTCCTAACTTCTTTTCCATTAGTCTTCTTGCTATTCTTCTATGTTGTCTATTATCCCTGTCTTTCTTACTTCTGACTGCGTATTCTCTTTTGTAGTCTCTAGCCATTAAAAGACACTGCTATTTCCTAGTTTTCTTTCTACTTCTTTTCTGTAAACAGGGTCTTTCTCATAACGTGGGTCATTCATTGCATCAGTTACTTGTTGTACTGAATTGAATTGTTCTACAGCAGTATTATTAACATCACCTTGTATCATTTCTTGTTGAGGTTGGTTTGTCATACCTGCTTTAGTCATAAGACCTTGAACAGCTAATTTGATTTGGTCAATACTACCTGTAGCAGTTAAATCATTAAATGCAGTTTGTTCACCTTCACTTAAATTATTACCTGCCCAAGAAATAAGTTCACTATATTTCTCTTGGCCACCTACAGTTTCATAAACTTGTGTAGTTTGAGTTTCTGCTATTGCTTTTTGACCTCTAATGTATTCATCAACAAGACCTTTATCTAAACCTTGTTTTGCTAATTCATTATAACTATTATTTGATAGTTCACCTTTGTCAGCATACTCATCAGCAAATTTACCCATATCAAAACCTGTGCTTGGAGCATTTTTAGGAATTTCCAAACCATCTTTTTTAATTTCTTCATCTACTGGAGCTTCTTCTGTTTGTTTATTAGTAAATTGTTTTTCTAATTCAGAATATGCTTTAGATAATTCTTCAGCAGACTTAAATTTTTCTGGTAACCAGTCTGGTCTTTGATTTTCTAAATTTTGTGGTTCTGTATTTGGTTCAGAAATAACTGCTCTATTACCATCTTCATCTGCACCAGTTTCAACATTGATGCCTTGTTCTTTTAATTCTTTAATAGCATCTTCATTTGTTGGTTGTGCTTCTGCTGTATTTACTTCTACTTTTTCGTGTATTGCCATAGTTTTTATTCCTCTTGGTTAATAACAACTTCACCATCTTCTGCTGAAACAGTTGCACCAGAGTTAGCGATATTTTGTGCCATAGGCACAGCTACTCTAGGGTCAGTTGCCATGTTCTGCATCTGTTGTGCCATCTGTTGCTGTTGTGCTTGTTGTTGTTCTTGTTGTAATTCTTCAGGTGTCTTAATTAGACCAACAATATCTATTTGATTTGCAATACCAAATTTCTTAATGGCATTTTCAAGGTTGATATGTTTTGCTAATACTTCAGAACCTAAAGTTCCTGCAAGGTCAGATAAGAATTGTAATAATTTTAATCTATCACTTGCTCTACCCAATGCTTCCATTCCAACTATAATTTTTACTTTAACTATATCTTTTGGAAGTTCTGGTAGTAGTTTCTGCTTCCTTAACATCGCTAATTTAGTGTTAAGATAAGGAAGTTGAAATTCTGTTGTTAATATTCCATAGACACCACCAAGTGCGTCTTGTAATTCATTTGCCACTAATTGGACTTCTGTTGCAGTAACTCTTTCTGCTTGTCTTTGTACTGAAGCATTTAAAAGGAAAGCAAATTGAAG